AGAATGAATATATCCCCACTGATGTTCACTGGTCTGAAGTTCCTGGTAGGGATGAAGAGTGGAAAGAAACCACCATTGCCAACACATCAGAACAACAATTTAAAGTTGAGTTTGAGTGCGAATTCTTAGGATCTGTTGATACCTTAATTGCACCAAGTAAACTCAGAACACTGGTATATGATAATCCAATAACTAGAAATGCAGGGTTAGATGTATATCAACTTTCAGAAGAGGCGCATGATTATGTCGTAACTGTTGATGTTGCACGAGGAGTTAGTGAAGACTATTCTGCGTTTGTAGTTGTAGACATCACAGAATTTCCACATAAGGTAGTAGCAAAATATAGAAACAACGAAATAAAACCCATGCTATTCCCCAATATTATTTGGGAAGTGGCAAAAAGTTATAATAGTGCATTTATTTTATGTGAAGTAAATGATATTGGAGATCAGGTTGCAAGTATTCTCCAATATGATTTGGAATATCAGAACTTATTGATGTGTTCTATGAGAGGTAGAGCAGGTCAAGTTGTGGGACAAGGATTCTCAGGTAAGAAAACACAACTTGGTGTCAAGATGAGTAAAACAGTCAAGCAAGTTGGATCACTCAACTTGAAAACAATGATTGAAGAAGACAAGTTACTCTTCAATGATTACGAAATTATTTCTGAACTAACTACATTCATTCAAAAGAACAGATCATTCGAAGCAGAGGAGGGTTGTAATGATGACCTTGCAATGTGTCTTGTCATCTATGCTTGGTTAGTTCAGCAGGATTACTTTAAGGAACTGACCGATCAAGATGTTCGTAAAAGATTATACGAAGAGCAGAAGAATCAAATTGAACAAGACATGGCACCATTTGGTTTTATGTCTGATGGATTAGATGATACATCTTTTGTAGATGCAGATGGTGATCTTTGGCACACAGATGAATATGGTGATAGATCATACATGTGGGAGTATCACTGATGGATTTTGACGAACAGTTTAGTTTAGAACACTTACTGTTCAAGAAAAGAAAGTGTCGAACTTGTGGTGAAACCAAAGATTTGATTGATGGATTTTATCTGATAAGAAAAGATAGAGGTATGTTTCCATCTTCATATTCATATGAGTGCAAAGAGTGTACTAAAAAAAGAGTAACTAAAAATAGACAAGTTGATAGCGGTCAATGGCAATATCCTGACTGGTAGGTTTGTTCATGCACTGTTTTCCCACTCCAGGAGTTCAAAATTCTAAATAGTTTTAGTAAAAATGAATCTTCTGTCGAGGCAAAGACATGTCGCTTAACTTAGTATCCCCAGGCGTCAAAGTAAGAGAAGTTGATTTAACTATTGGTAGAGTTGATGCTGCAAATGAGCAAGTTGGCGCAATTGCAGGTCCTTTTGAGATGGGACCAATTGATGTACCCATCCTCATTGAAACTGAGCAAGATCTTCTCAAGACTTTCGGTAAGCCATTATCAACAGACGCGCAGTATGACTACTGGTTAAGTGCGTCTTCATACCTGTCATACGGCGGTATCCTCAGAGTTCTCAGAACTGATGGTTCTACTCTGAATAACGCTAACAGCACAGGAACATCAGTAAAAATTAAATCTTACGAAGACTATGTAAACAACCATAGCACTGCAACTGGTTGGGCATATGCTTCCAAAAACCCAGGTAGATGGGCAAATAACCTTAAAGTCTGTATTATCGACGGATATGCAGACCAAACTATCAGTGGTGTTAGCACTTCTGGTCTTACCGTTGGAATGGGTGTTACCCAAGCAATTGACGGTAGAGTAAATGCAGGTTCTGGATCAACTTCAACCTATGATGGTTATCTGAGAGGAATCATCACTGAACTGGGAGTTGGAACAATCTCAGTTAAACTGACTGATAGAGTTTCTACAGCAGGAACTTCTGTAGCAGTTGAATATCAGCAAGGTGGAGAACTTTCACTGACTGCACCAACTAGCGTTACTGTTTCAACTACAGTTGGCGTAGCAACAACTGCTGGTGTTATTGATTCTGCTTTTGATTCTTCTATCACTGGAATCGTTACTACTGGCATTGCAGTTAACGATGTAATTACTGTTGCTGGAGGAAATTCAACAGTACCAGTAGGAACTAAGGTTGCTGGAATAGGTGTTTCAACTATCTTTGTTGATAGAACAATCACAGGAATCAGTACTGCTGGTGATGGTGCAGTATTCACATTCACTAGAGGATCTACAACTACACAGAACTCCAACCAGATTCGTGTTGTCAGTTCTGCTGGAGCAGGAATTGCAACATTCACTAGTGCTACCACTAAAGACTGGTATGTAGATCAGACTCTTGGACTGACAAACTCAACCGTCCATTGGAAGTCTATTGCTGAAAAACCAGGTACATCATTATACGCTTCTGAAAGAAGTGCAAAGAACGACGAACTTCATGTTGTCGTTGTTGATGACACTGGTGCAGTAACAGGAACCGCAGGCAACATTGTAGAGAAGTTCACTTTCCTTACTAAGTCTGAAGATGGAATCACCTCCCCAACTGAAGCAGTTTACTACAAGGATCTTCTTGCTCGTATTTCCGAGTATGTCTACGCTGGTGCTGCTCCAACTGGAGTGGCTGGCGGTCTTACTGCAGGAACAGGAAACGCCTTTACTGCAACAGGAACAGGAAACTGGGGTGTCACAGCACAGGGCACTACTTTTGCCCTCTGCGGAGCAAAAACCTACAACCTGACAGGTGGTGAAAACTATTCAGCAACTGGTGGATTCGGATGCTCACTTGCAAATATCGTAAGTTCTTACGAAGTTCTCAAGAACCCTGCTGAATATCCAATCAACTTCCTACTTAATGGACCTTCTGGTGGTGACACAATTTATGAGTCACAAGCAAAAGCAAACAAACTGATTGAGATCGCAAATCTCAGAAAGGATTGCATCGCTTGCATCTCACCACACAGAGCAGGAGTTGTAAATGTTGCTAATAGCGACACACAAACAGATAATATCATTCAATTCTTCGATGGTGTAACTTCATCTTCTTATGCAGTCTTTGACTCTGGATATAAGTACACCTTTGACAGATTTAATAATCAGTTCAGATACATTCCTCTGAATGGTGATGTTGCTGGTCTGATGGCAAGAACTTCAATCAATCAGTTCTCCTGGTTCTCACCTGCAGGTTCCTCTAGAGGAGCAATCAATGGTGCAGTGAAACTTGCATACAACCCATCACAGGCACAAAGAGATCTGATCTATCCTAAGAGAATTAATCCAGTGGTTGCACAACCAGGATCTGGAATCATTCTCTTCGGTGATAAGACAGGACTTGCATATGCCTCTGCATTTGACAGAATCAATGTTCGCCGTCTGTTCCTCACAATTGAGGATTCGATCGAAAGAGCAGCAAAAGATCAACTGTTCGAATTCAACGATGTGATCACAAGATCAAACTTCGTCAACATTGTTGAACCATTCCTTCGTGATGTTAAGGCAAAGAGAGGTATTACTGAGTTTGTCGTAATTTGCGACGAAACCAATAATACTCCAGATGTCATTGACTCTAACCAGTTTAGAGCAGACATCTTCGTCAAACCTGCAAGATCTATCAACTTCATCGGACTCACCTTTGTTGCTACCCGCACAGGTGTAAGTTTCGAAGAAGTCGTCGGTAATGTTTAATTCGCTTAGGTAATGTTTAATTCACTAGAGGAAACTTTTAATGGCTAACCGTAACATTCCAAATACCAAGGATAGGACCCTTGATGCATTCAAGGGTAGAATGATCGGCGGAGGTGCAAGACCTAATCTATTTGAGTGTGAACTGTACTTTCCCGACGATGCTGTCCCTGAGGACACAACCAGAGATGCACTGACTGATAGAACCAGATTCTTGGTTAAGGCAGCAAATCTCCCAGCATCCAATATTGCTCCAATCAATATTCCTTTCAGAGGAAGAAATTTGAAGGTTGCTGGAGACAGAACCTTTGATCCATGGACAATCACCATTATCAACGATGTTGACTTCAGCATCAGAACTGCTTTTGAGAGATGGATGAATCTCATCAACAAGCATGAAGATAATGCTGGTATCACAGATCCAACTCTTTACCAAAAGGATCTGTATGTTAAGCAACTCGGAAGAGCACAAGTTGGTGGAACTGTTCCACAAACTGAAGCAAAGATTCCAGTTCTGAAGCAATACAGATTCCTCGGAACATTCCCAACTAATGTTTCCGACATTGCACTTTCATATGATAGTTCCGATACCATTGAGGAATTCTCAGTAACGATGGAAGTTCAGTGGGTAGATGTTCTTGATTCCACTGGTTCAACCCAGGTAGGAACAGGTTCATAAATAGTAGAATAATAAGTTAAAACATTGATTAATGGCTAAATTATTTGGTTTTAAATTACCAGAGTCTGGGGAGAAAAAGTCGAAAGGCATTGTCTCCCCAGTTCCTCCTAGTGAGGAAGATAAGTCAGACTTTTATGTATCCAGCGGTTTCTACGGTCAATATGTAGATATCGAAGGTGTATATAAGTCCGAACAGGATCTGGTACGCAGATACAGAGAAATGTGTCTGCATCCTGAATGTGATAGTGCGATTGAAGATATTGTTAACGAAGCAATTGTTTCAGATCTCGATGACTCACCAGTAGAGATTGAGTTGTCAAACCTTCCTGCCTCTGATAAGTTGAAAGATCTTATCAGACAGGAATTTAAAAGTATTAAAACCATGATGAACTTCGATAGGAAGTGTCATGAGATTTTCAGAACTTGGTATATTGACGGAAGAGTTTATTATCATAAAGTAATTGACCTTAAGGATCCATCAGCAGGAATCCAGGATATTAGATATATTGATCCACTTAAAATTCGTTTGATCCGTAAGCAAGAAAAGACTGGACCAAACTCTCAATCTCCATTTGATGTAGCAAGAGCAGGTAGAGATCCTGGAAATCCAGATAGTTATGCTGCACCAGAGATTGAAGAATATTATCTTTATGATCCTAATGTTTCCACAAAAAATAGTGGAATCATTCCAAGTAGGAATAATAAAGGTTCTATTAAAATTGCAAAAGATGCGATTACTTATGTAACTTCAGGACTCGTAGATAGGAATAAGCAAACAGTTTTATCTTATTTGCATAAAGCAATTAAAGCACTCAACCAATTAAGAATGGTTGAAGATAGTCTTGTTATCTACAGATTGTCTCGTGCTCCAGAGCGTAGAATTTTCTACATTGATGTTGGTAACCTTCCAAAAATGAAGGCAGAACAATATCTGCGCGATGTAATGAACCGTTATCGTAACAAACTCGTATACAATGCGGACACTGGAGAAATCCGTGATGACCGTAAGTATATGGCAATGTTGGAAGATTTCTGGTTGCCTCGTCGTGAAGGTGGAAGAGGAACTGAAATTTCTACACTTCCTGGTGGACAAAATCTTGGAGAATTGACTGATGTTGATTACTTCCAAACCAAACTTTATAAGGCACTGAATGTTCCATCCAGTAGACTTGACAGTCAGGGTGGATTCAACCTTGGTCGTTCTTCAGAAATTCTGCGTGATGAACTGAAGTTTACCAAGTTTGTTGGCAGACTGCGTAAAAGATTTTCAGGTGTGTTTAATGACATGCTGAAAACTCAATTAATTCTTAAAAATATTATCACTCCTGATGATTGGAATGAGTTAGAAGAGCATATCCAATATGACTTCTTATATGATAATCATTTCTCAGATCTCAAACAGAATGAACTTTTAAATGAGCAACTTGGAGTTGTTGCTGCCATGGAACCATACATGGGCAAATACTTCTCTGCTCATTATGTTAGAACTAAAATTCTGAAGCAAACTGAAACTGAGATTATTGACATCGATAAGCAGATCGATCAAGAAATCAAAGATGGTATTCTGCCTGATCCAAATGCACCAATTGATCCTGCAACTGGAATGCCAATGGATCAATCTGCAGGTGAAATGGATCTCGGAGCACCAATCACTGAACCAGATTTAGAGAAATCGGGTAGAGCAACTGAAGCGCCTGAAGGCGGAGAGATATAAATATCTTATAGTTCTTATTATTTTTAACATAAAATGGATGATTTAATGGATATGTTGGTGGGTGGCGAATCATCTCCTTCTGAAGTTAGCGATAAAATTAAAGAAATTTTGTACGCTAAAGCAGCATCAAAAGTTGATTCTGTAAGACCTGCAGTTGGTGCAAGTCTTTTTGGAGAAGATGAACCAGAAGAAACTGAGTCTGAAACTGACGAAGTTGTTGATGAAGTTGAAGTAGAGTCCGAAGAGGACGAAGAAGAAACTCAAACTGGAGACGAAAATGTTGATTAAAGTTTTGGCAGCAGAAACAAATTTAAATGCTGCTACAAATGTTAGTAATGCAACTGTAGTCAGAGTGTATAACGGTCACTCTGCCGCAGTAGTTATCACAAGAAAGGATTCTAGTGATAATACTATTGGCAGTCTCACAGTAAAAAACGGTGAAACCGTTGTTCTTGAAAAAGAACCCACTGATAAGTTGATTACTTCTGCAGGAACAACTTCAGTGAAAGCTGTTAAAGTCGCATTTAGAAACTAAAAAAATGAAACTAATCAGAGAAGAAGTTGAAAATGTAGAAGTCATTACCGAAGGTAAGGGTTCTGCAAAAAAGATGTACATTGAGGGAACTTTCCTTCAGGGTGACATCAAAAACCGTAATGGCAGAATGTATCCTATTGCAACTCTTGCAAAAGAAGTTGGTAGATACAACGAAGCATATACTAATAAAGGTAGAGCACTTGGAGAACTCGGTCACCCCGATGGTCCAACAATCAACCTTGATCGTGTATCTCACAAGATTGTTCAACTTGAGCAAAGAGGTTCAAACATTTACGGTAAAGCGCAACTTCTCAGCACCCCAATGGGAAAGATTGCACAATCTCTTCTTGATGAAGGTGTAAAACTCGGAGTTTCATCTCGTGGTGTTGGTTCATTAAAAATGAACAACGAAGGCATCAATGTTGTTGGTGAAGATTTCATGTTGGCAACCGCCGCAGATATCGTCGCTGATCCATCTGCACCTGATGCATTTGTGGATGGAATTATGGAAGGAAAAGAATGGGTATGGGAAGGTGGGATCCTTCGTGAAAAGTTTGCATCAGAAACTAAAAAAAGAATAAATACTTTAGTTGATCAGAAGGTGCTTGAAGAGCATAAACTCCAGTTATGGAGTGATTTTCTGTCAAATCTTTAATTTATAAATAAATATAGTTTAATAAACTACAAATAGGTTAATTCGGAGAGTTCAAATGTCCCGTGGTAAAAATTTACAAGAAATGGAAGTAGGCACTGCTCAATCCAAGACAGCCGTTAATGCTAATGCTTCTGCACCAATGGCACCTGAGACCAGTGCAACTCCTGTTGCAACCCCAGGTCAAATTCCTGTAGAAGATCTTGGCGGCCCTACTCCAGAAAACTACAAGTCTGACGACGATTCAGCAAAACTTAAGACTCCTGGCGCTACCCTCAAGCAAGTTAAGGATGTTGTAACCAAAGGTGCAAAACCTGCGGATCCAATGCCTGCTGGTATGAAGGAAGAAGAAGAGACTGAAGTTTCTGACGAGCAAGAAATCGTTGCAGAGGAGGAAGTTACCGAAGAGGAAGAACTCCGCTCTAAGGTAGAAGACGAACTCAGCGAGTCTGAGGAAGTTACCGAAGAGACCGAAGAAGAAGAAGTCGTTGAAATTGATATCGACGAAGATGTTAAGGCACTTCTTCAAGGCGAAGACCTGTCCGAAGAGTTCCAAGAAAAAGCAAGAGTAATCTTTGAAACCGCAATCAACGCAAAGGTTGGCGAGATCAAGGAAGAAATGGAAGCAAATTATGTTTCTGCTATCGAGGAACAAGTAACAGAATTCAAGACTGAACTCACCGAAAGAGTGGATTCTTATCTTGAGTATGTTTCATCAGAGTGGTTGGAAGAAAACACTCTGTCTGTTGAAGAAGGACTCAAGGCAGAAATGTCCGAGTCATTCCTCAGCGGTATGAAGCAACTTTTTGAAGAACATTATGTAACAATCCCTGAAGAGAGATATGATGTACTTGAGAGCATGGTAAATAAACTTGATGAAATGGAAGAAAAACTCAATG